GGGTCGGCAGCTCGTCACTGCAACGTGGAAGCTGACGGATCGATATTTCCGGGCTGTGCAGGTGCGCTTGCCGAAGCCGCCGCTTCAAAGCGTGACGAGCGTCCAGTACCGGGATGCGAGCGGCAACCTGCAAACACTCGATCCGTCGGAATACTACGTCGACCTCTCGTGCAATCTGATCGAGCCGACTGATTGCTGGCCGAGCGTGGGTGACTTTCCCGATGCAGTCCAGATCACATTCGCCGCGGGATACGGCGATCCGGAGAACGTCCCTCAGACCATCAAGCACGCAATCATGAGCCTGTCGGCGCACTGGTTCGAAAACCGGGAGCCGGCAGTGATCGGTGCACAAGCGGTGGAAGTCCCTGTCCACGTTCGCTCCCTGATCAACCAGGCGAAGACTTGGAGGGTGGCATGAGCGGTCGCTTCTACAGCACGGCAGTCTGGCAGAAGATCGCAGCGAAACAGCTCGCACGTGCTCCGATCTGCGAAGGCTGCGACAGCAAGCCTGCAACTCTGGTCGACCACATCACCCCGATCCGGCGCGGCGGCGCAAAGCGCGATCCTGAGAACCTGCAATCCCTTTGCCGTGACTGCCATGCGCAGAAGACCGCGGCTGAGAAATACGGGCGCCGTTGGACTGCGCCAAAGCATCGGGGCGCATTCAGCGATGGATCGCCTCGTGATCCCAATCACCCTTGGTTCACAGGTGCGCCTCCGGGCGAGCGATAGGAGGGGGCGTTCAGTCACCAGAACGCCATCGCCTAGACCGGCGGGTTTACTCGAATTCACAGTTAGTTTTCAGAGGTTTAATCAGATGGGAAAACGCGGACCTAAGGGTCACACGGAAATCGCAGCGAGGGCCGACCATGCTGCCAAACCTAAATCGCGTCGACGTAAACCTGCCTGGGAGCGCAAAGGACTTTCGCGTGCGGGGCGGGNGATCGCTTTCATCGAGACACTGAAAATCACGGCCGGAGTGAAGGCAGGCGAACCGTTCAAGCTCCGGCAGTGGCAGCGCGAGATCATTGAGGCCATTTACGCTACCGACGAAGACGGCCGGCGCACCATCCGGCAGGCACTGATCACGATTCCGCGCAAGAACGGCAAGACCGCTCTCGCCGCCGCGTTGGCACTGGCACACCTTGTTGGCCCGGAAGCCGAGGCGCGCGGACAGGTCTACAGCGCTGCGAGCGACCGTGACCAGGCTGCCATCATCTTCCGCGAGATGGTTGCGATGATCATGGCCGACGACGCCATGTGCGAACGTGTCGTCATCCGGGAACACAACAAGACCATTGCCGATCAGGAGAACGGTTCGGTCTACCAGGCGATGAGTTCGGACGCCCGGAAGGCACACGGCCTGTCGCCGAGTTTCGTGGTCTGCGATGAGCTGGCGCAATGGCACGGCCGGGATCTTTACGACAACCTGATCACGGGCACAGGCGCGCGCGCCGAACCGCTCATGATCGTCATTTCTACGCAGACGGCCGTTCAAAGCCACGTCATGTCGGAGCTGGTCAGATACGGCAAGAAGGTCCGTGACGGCGAGGTGGAGGATGAGGCTTTCCTGCCTGTGATCTATGCCGCCGATGATGGCGACGACCCCTGGTCCGAAGACACCTGGTTCGCCTGCAACCCGGCGCTTGGTGACTTCCGGAGCCTTGAAGAAATGCGGGCCGCAGCTGCGCAGGCGCAGCGCCTTCCTGCCCGGGAACCGAGTTTCCGGCTGCTCTATCTGAATCAGCCCGTTGATCCCGCGAGCCGTTTCCTGAACGGACCAGACTGGCGCGCGTGCGCTGGAGAAATCACGCCGTTTCAGCTTGCCGGACGCCGCTGTTACCTCGGGCTGGATCTTTCCAGCACAACCGATCTGACGGCGCTCGCAGCCTGGTTCCCGGAGACGGGCGATCTGCTGAGCTGGTTCTGGACGCCCGCCGAAACGCTCGCAGAGGCTGAGCGGCGCGATCACGTGCCGTATCAGCTTTGGGCGCGGCAAGGGTTCCTGGAGACCACGCCCGGCCGCGCGATCGACAAGAGTTTTGTGGTTCACCGCATCGCCAAACTGGTTGGTGAATTCAAGGTCGAGGGCTGCGCCTACGACCGCTGGGGTATCCATGAAGTCCGGCGACTGATCGGCGAAGCCGGGATTAAAATAGAAATGGTCGAATGGGGGCAGGGCTTCAAAGATGCCACTCCGGCTCTTTCGGCAATCGAAACCGCCGTGCTTCAGAAGAAGCTCCGGCACGCCAGTCAACCGTTGATGGATATGTGCGTTAGCAACGCCGTCGCTGTCACGGATCCGGCAGGTAATCGAAAACTGGTCAAGGACCGTGCCAACGGCCGCATTGACGGCCTCGTTGCGGCCTCGATGGCAATGGGGCTCGCATCGCGCGTCACACCCAAGAAACCTTCCGTCTATCAGTCCAGAGGGGTCCTGAGCCTCGATGTGGCTAATGCCTGAGTACTGCGTACCAAACCTCCCAACAAGCTAGGAGTAGATGAAATGAAAGTTCATGAATTGCAGGAACAGCGTAGCGCGGCCGTAACGGCAATGCGGACGCTCGCGGATCTGGTCGCAGGCGAAAGCCGCGACTACACCGCCGACGAGGAAAAGCGTCACGCCGACCTGAAGAAGGAAATCACAGGCCTTGATACCAAGATCCAGCGCGCTCGAGATCTGGACGAGGCAGAGCGGCGCGCGCCTGCCGTCGTTCAGGGCAACGGCCGTGATGGCAAGTATGAGGAACGCGCTAGGGATTTCTCGATCACGAAGGCCATCTCCGCACGCCTGGGTGACGATGTGGACGCCGGATTCGAGCGCGAAATCTCTAAAGAGGTTGCTCGCCGTTCCGGCCGCAAGTTCGAGGGCATCGCGGTTCCGGACGAGGTCTTTTTCGCTGAGAGGCGTACACTACTAACGTCCGGCGATGCTGCGGACCTAGTACCGAACACCCATCGACCGGACCTTTTCATCGATCGGCTCCGCGCTTCGTTGATCACGGGGCGTCTCGGTGCGACTGTTCTCGACAACCTCGTCGGTACGGTGGACATTCCGAAACAAACCGGATCGTCAACGGCGCAGTGGGTCGACGAAGATGGTACCCTCACTGAAACCGATGGCGCGTTCGGCGACGTGAACCTGTCGCCCAAAACCGTTGGCGCGATGACCAGCTATTCCCGGCGTACACTGATCAATGCGGTGCCGTCGATCGAAGCGCTTGTCCGAAACGATCTGTCGGCCGTCATCGCCAACGCAATCGACTTTCAGGCGATGTTCGGCGATGGCACCGGGAACACGCCGACTGGCGTCGCCAACACGGGCAGCGTGAACAGCGCGAGCCTTGCAACACCCTCCTGGGCCGAAGTGCTCGCCTTCATCTCGGCGATCCAGGCCGATGACGCCGACCTTGGTGCCATGGGCTGGGCGCTGCATCCCCGCGCTGTCGCGACATTGCGGGCAACCACCAAGGTTTCTTCCGATGCCGGCGCTGGTTTCCTGATGGATGCTCCGAACGCCATGGCTGGTTATGCGGCGGCTGCAAGTTCCGCAGTTCCGGTCGCATCCGGAACTCCGGACACGACAACGGTTCTGTTCGGTGCCTGGTCGCAGCTTTTGATCGGTTACTGGTCCGGTACGGACATTCTGGTCAATCCGTACGAGAGCACCGCTTATGCAAAAGGTCGAGTCAAGGTCCGAGTGATGCGCGATTGCGACGTGCAGGTGCGGCATCCCCAGAGCTTCGCCGCTGCCGACGACCTGGCGGTGTAACCATGACGCGCGAGCAAAGGGCATTCGTCGCGGAAATCCGGGCCAAGGGCCGGCGGCTGGAAGGCTACGCCGCCACCTTTGGTACGGAAACCCGGATCACGGACTTCACCGAAGTCATCGCGCCGGGAGCATTCCGGGCGAGCATCGACCAGGGCAGGGACATCCTTGCCCTGGTCGACCACGACACGAAGCGGGTTCTGGCGCGCACCAGGTCAGGCTCGCTCCGGATCAGCGAAGACTCCAGGGGACTGGCCTTCGATCTGGACCTTCCCGACACAAGTTACGGCCGGGACGTTCTGGCGTTGGCCGAACGGGGTGACGTCGGCGGCATGAGCTTCGCCTTTACCGTCGACAAAGACGGGGAGGAATGGCGCGGCGATCGACGCGAACTGCGCAGCGTCACCCTTCATGAAATCAGCGTCGTCACTGCCTTTCCGGCCTATGACGGAACGATGGTCCAGGCGCGCAATCGGCTGCCGCTTTCGCCTCGACTGGCGGCGGCACGCAAATGGATGGAGAGCCTTTGATGGGTATCTGGACACGCCTTTTCGGGGACAGGTCCGAAAACCGGGCGAAACCGACGAGCT